TCAACTGTTGTGGATAACACACTCATGGTCGTCTTGGCAATGACGTACGCACTTGAAAAACTTGAGTTTCAAGCAACAGATCACAAAAACATCTGTCAATATTTTGTCAATGGTGACGATCTCTTATTAGCAGTGAATCCTGAGTATGAAAGCATTCTTGATAGTTTTCAAGAATTATTTTCACAGCTAGGGTTGAAGTACACATTTGGTAATCGAACCAGAGACAAAGGAGATTTATGGTTTATGTCTCACAAAGGTGTTAAGAGAGGTGAAATTTACATACCCAAGCTGGAGGAAGAGAGGATAGTCTCCATACTCGAATGGGACCGTTCCACAAAACCAGAGCATCGGTTGGAAGCAATATGCGCTGCAATGGTAGAATCGTGGGGTTACGAGTGGCTCACTAAGGAAATCAGACAATTCTACAGCTGGGTGTTGGAACAAGCACCGTACAATGAGATCGCTAAAGAAGGAAAAGCTCCTTATATTTCTGAAATGGCTTTGCGACAACTATACACGTCCGAACAAGTGACGGAGCAAGAGATTGTTTCATTTCTAATGCGGTTTGAAGAATTAGAGTTGGATGATGAAGAAGACTTCAGAGTCTACCATCAAGGAGATAAAGACAAAATGGACGCGGGCTTACCATTAGTCAAATCCAAGGAAAAGAAAGAGGAAGAATCAAACGATAGCACCATATCAGCTAATCAAAACCCAGAGTCCAGTAACAGTTTAGTTCCAACAAATAGAGACAGGGATATAGATGCAGGTACTAGAGGCACTTATAGTGTGCCAAAGTTGAAGGCCATTAATAATAAGATGCGGGTGCCAAAATTTAAAAATAAAAATAGTATGAATTTAGAATTTCTCCTAACATATTCACCAGAGCAATGTGACATAACCAACACTAGGGCAACCCAAGCTCAGTATGAATCATGGTATGAAGGTATCAAGCAAGATTATGGAGTTTCAGATGCTGAGATGGAAATCATCCTTAGTGGCCTTATGGTCTGGTGCTTAGAGAATGGGAGTTCTCCGAACCTAAACGGAATGTGGACGATGATGGATGGTTCAGAGCAACGGGAATTCCCTGTAAAACCACTCATTGATCACGCCAAACCCACGTTTCGGCAGATAATGCACCATTTCAGTGACGTAGCTGTCGCGTACATTGAGATGCGGAATATGACTAAGCCATATATGCCTGGATATGGTTTAAAACGAAACTTGAGAGACCGAAGTCTCGCCTGCTATGCGTTCGACTTCTATGAAATGACATCTCGATCACCTGAAAGGGCGAGAGAGGCTCATCTGCAAATGAAAGCAGCGGCTCTTAAGAACTCAAGGACCAAGTTATTTGGACTTGATGGCAGTGTTAGCACTAATGAAGAAGACACGGAAAGGCACACGGTTGCTGATGTTAATCGCAACATGCACTCCTTGCTCGGCATGCAAGGAATGTAACTTGTGCTCAGTATTTGTACTTATATCGCATATGCTATTCCTAAGTTTAACATAGACTCAGTAAGGATTTGGATGAAAAAAGTATGACGTGCAAGCTCCGGCCACTACACCATATCACCTGAATACTCCAATACCCTGACAAGCTAAGTTGAGAATTGGTCTACCGTATGTTAATATATTTAATTACTCGTTTTAGAGCTTTTTTACCGCTTTACATCGTAACTATGAAAGTTGGATGACGGTATGTGCGATCCTTAGTGTGAGTCTCTCACGTGGGTACTGTGCCGTTTTTTTAATATGTTTAGCTTATGTATTGTCGAACTAAGTATGCGGGCTATCATGTAGGGTGATTCGATCACGTATTGGTGTCCTTTGTATTTAGCGAGAAAAAAAAAAAAAAAAAAAAAAAAAAAAAAAAAAAAAA